GGGAAAACGAGTATTTTATTCAAGTACTCGTCTGTACCATACACCTGTACAGAGTTAGCCAAACCGTATGCTGTTTCTCTCATCCAATCGGATGAGCGTTGGTTCAAAGCTTTGCTTACAGAATATTGTCTTAAAAATGACATACTCTGTACAATGGCCCTTTATAATGGGTCACCAATCTATTCGTTTTTACAAGAATTTGATTGGGTGAAGTTTTGGGACTCCGTTCTCCAGGAGGTTGATGGAAACAAAATTTCCTTCGTTCCAAAGAACGCCTTCACTGAGCGTTCAATTGCAATTGAACCATGTATGAATCTGATGCTTCAGCTAGGAGTTGATGGATATATTAGAAAACGTTTAAAACGTTTCGATATAAATCTCGATGATCAGCGGAAGAATCAGTACATGGCAAGACTCGGATCTCAGACGGTGGGCAAGGATTCTTTTTGCACACTAGATCTATCGGCAGCATCTGACACAATATCGCTCGCGATATGTGAAAAGTTACTCCCTACCGAGTGGTACGACTATCTCATGAAGCTCCGCAGTCCTTTCGGGACCGTGGACGGGCATCAAATTCAGTATGAAAAGATGTCTTCTATGGGGAACGGTTTTACCTTTGCATTAGAGACGTTAATCTTTTCGTCACTTGTGTATGGGACAATCAAAACTTCGATTGGCCCAGAATCAGTTGATTTCTCCTCCTTTGCTGTATATGGAGATGACATTATTGTCAAATCCAGGTACGTATCGGCGTTAAGTTTGATCCTTGAAAAATCAGGGTTCTCGCTTAACATAGGGAAGTCATTCATAAGTGGACCCGCTAGAGAATCGTGCGGGGCAGATTGGGTTAACGGTTATGCGGTTAGGCCTGTGTTTTTGACTAGCCTACCTAAGACTGTCAAAGCGTTGTGGAATGATTTTAATCGTCTGCAACGGAACCTCACCTTGAGGTTCGGCATCGAGTTATCTGATTCCAGTTGTTTGCAAAAGCTTCTGGGCTGGGTTCCGTCAAAATATCGACGATTCACCGGTCCATTTTCAGACGAGGATATGGACAGTTATATCCATACACGTTTTGAAAATGCTACTGCTCGGTACCTCCCTTCGGGAGCAATCCGTTTCTGGAGAAGGATCACTGTGCCCCATAATTCCAAGGTTTCCGCACATTTGAAAAATGTGTGGATGGGATTGATGCACGATCTTAGGCCTTACCAAGTTGAACAATTCTCTTGGGAAGGAGACCGTACAGGAAGGAGATTTGCCGTCACATCCCGCAATAGGATGGCGGTACAAAC